TGGGTATGCAGGTGTACAGAATGCGGCGTGGAGCAATCTGTATCAGGTACTGTATTGAGAATGGGTGAGCGTAAAGGAGGGTGCAGGTCATGTCGCCGTTCTGGCTACGCGAGCAAACACCCCGTAGAGTACCGGATATGGTGTGGCATAAAAACCCGAGTGTTTAACCCGAATAGGGAAAAATCTGCGTTTTACAATTCTATTGGTATGTACGAACCTTGGGTAAAAGACTTCAGACTGTTTTTTGAAGCAGTAGGAGCGCGCCCAAGCAGTAAGCATTCAATTGACCGTATTGACAACAGTCGTGGGTATTTCCCCGACAATGTTCGGTGGGCTACCCCCAAAGAGCAAGCAAGGAATACTTCGCGCAACCTAGAAGTCAAAGGCGTGTGTTTGATTGACTACGCTAAACAGGTTGGTGTGCCATATAACACGTTACGCGATAGATTTCATAGAAGTAACACAGCGCAGCAAACACCTAGCAACGTGAATAAGTGAGGTTGACATGCCCTACAAGGACATGAAGGACAGAGACCACAAGAAGGAGTACGCGGACTTCCTCGCCAACGGTGGCAGGGCCAAGCAGTCCGAACGGCAGCGTGCTCGCAGAGCCTGGGACAAAGAGAACGGTAGGGATTCACGCAGGGGCAAGGCCCTCGACCATGTGACTCCTATCAAGGATGGCGGCAAGAGCAAGCCCGGGAACGTGCGGCTCAAGTCGTTCAGCGCGAACAGCGCACGGAATTTCAAAGGCCCGAACTCGGGCAAGTAAACCCAGCCCCGGGGATCGGGGCAACAACTAGCTCAACGGACTTTGTCCCTTGAGCTGGATTTCTTTTGGAGTGGAGAATGCAACAAGATCATGTGATGGTAGACATCGAGACTCTGGGCACCCGCCCGGGGGACATCATCCTCAGCATCGGTGCTGTGAAATTCAGCCAGGACAAAGGTCTGGGCGAAGAGTTCTACGTCACCATCGACTCGGAGTCCTGTAAGGCAGTGGGCCTGCGTGCACAGAAGAGTACCTTGAAATGGTGGAGTGAGCAGTCGGAAGAGGCTCGTAAGGCAGCGTTCAAGGGGGAGTTCAGCCTCGAAGTCGCCCTGACCAAGCTCACCATGTGGATGCCTCCGCTGGACACCGCGCTCGTGTGGGGCAACGGCGCCAACTTCGACAACGCACTGCTAGCCGCTGCGTACCGTACTGTGAAGCACGATGTACCCTGGCACTTCTGGAACGACCGCTGCTACCGGACGATCTCTTCCATGTTCATGAAGCACAAGGTCGAGCGAGTAGGCACCGGACACGTTGCGCTTGACGACGCCAAGACTCAGGCTTTGCGCCTGCTGCGTATGGCTGAAGACCACAAGTTTGCGCTGAAGTGAGGTATGTATGTACAAAACCACCGCTGAGAAACAACAGTTTTACAAGCGCGAAGGTTCATTCTCAACTCGACCCTCCGTACGTGGCGTAAATCTGTTGGGCTGGGGGTCCCCAGAGATTCTTTCAGTGCCTGACCAAGTTGAGTGTCTAAGGGCCAAGATTAGGCACATCCAAGACAGGTTGACTAACGAGCCCCTCACCAAAGAACAAAGGAAAGTGCTCGGTGCAGAACATGCCGCTTTAAGTGGACAGATCCATGCACTGCAGCCAAGAAAAGATCGGCCCGGGTTGGGACATCTCATCTTAGACGTAGTAAAAGAGAGCGTCACAAAGCGAGACTGGGACCGTTTTGTGTCAGAAGCTATTTTGCGTTGGGAAGCTAAGAATGCAGATCATCAACAACAAAGCGCTCTTGCTCCGGCTACGCAACCCGGAGCGGGTTCTGAACACTGTGCCGAAAGCACAGGTGGTAGCGCAACATCCGCAGGGTGCTGATGTCCTAGTCTGGTGGGGCCTGGATGAAGCCCGTGTGCTGCGCAACCTGGGGGTCAAGAACGTGCCGTCACCTATCCTGGGCCGCTACAAGTGGCCTGGGGTGTTCAAGCCGTTCAACCACCAGAAGACCACGGCAGCGTTCATGACACTGCACAAGCGTGCGTTCTGCTTCAACGACCCGGGCACGGGCAAGACCGCTTCGTTCGCCTGGGCAGCGGACTACCTGCTGACACGCAAGTTCATCCGCAGGGTGCTGGTCATCTGCCCGCTGTCCATCATGGTGCCAGCGTGGCAGGCCGACCTATTCAAGACGCTGATGCACCGCAGGGTGGACGTTGCCTATGGTGACCGCAAAAAGCGTGCCAAGATCATCGCGTCAGATGCTGAGTTTGTCGTAATCAATTTTGATGGTGTGGAGACTGTCCTTGAAGAACTCAAGGCAGGCGGCTTCGACCTCATCATTATTGACGAAGCAAACGCTGTGAAGACCGCGACGACCAAACGGTGGAAGGCGATCAACCAACTCGTCACACCGAACACATGGTTGTGGATGGCAACGGGCACCCCTGCCTCGCAAGCTCCCACAGATGCCTACGGTCTGGCGAAGATGATGGACGATGCCTCGGTGCCGAACTACTTCTACGCATTCCGAGACCGAGTGATGCACAAGATCACGCAGTTCAAGTGGAAAGCCAAGTCGAACGCACAAGAGGTGGTCAACCAAGTTCTGCAGCCTGCGATCCGCTTCACCAAGGACGACTGTCTGGATCTACCTGAACTCCTGTACACCACACGGGATGTGCCGTTGACACCACAGCAGTCCAAGTACTACAAGCTGCTGAAGGAGCAGTTCATCATGGCGGCGGGTGGGGAGACTGTCACATCGGTCAACGCAGCTACCAACCTCAACAAGCTGCTGCAGGTTTCCTGCGGTGCGGTGTACTCTGACGATGGCAACTCTGTCGAGTTCGACATCACTACTCGGTACAACGTGTTGTTGGAAGCCATCGAGGAGAGCACCCACAAGGTGCTGGTTTTTATACCGTTCCGGCACACGATCAAGGTACTGGAAGAGAGACTCAAGAAGGATGAGTACGCTGTCGAGGTGATCGACGGCAGCGTGCCGGTGGGGCAGCGCAACAAGATCTTCGCGGACTTCCAGACCCAACCGAACCCCCGGGTGCTGCTCATCCAGCCTGCGGCGGCTTCGCACGGGGTGACCCTGCACGCAGCCAACACCGTGGTCTGGTGGGGCCCGGTGACCTCAAACGAGACCTACCACCAAGCCAATGCCCGGGTGCACCGCTCGGGCCAGAAGAACCCCTGCCTTGTGGTCAGGCTTTGCGGGACACAGGTGGAGCGCAAGCTCTACGATGCCCTGGATGTGAAGACTGAGGACATGAGCACCCTGCTCGACCTCTACAAACAGGAGGTGCTTGACACACCCAAAGTTGCCACGTAAACTCTTTCCCTCACCCCTAGGAGATCCCATGGAGCCCAGCACCGAGGCACCTCAAGTGCCCACTGAAAAGCTCGTCAAGGCGTACATCAAGATGCGCGATGCCCGCGCTGCGTTGTCCACCGAATACGAGACCAAGGACAAAGAGATCAAAGACCAGATGGAGATGATCGAGCACACACTGCTCGACGTCTGCAAACGTGCCGGTGCGGATAGCATCAAGACCGGCGCAGGCACCATCATCCGTGGTGTCAGAACTTCTTACTGGACTTCCGATTGGGAGTCTATGCACAACTTCGTCAAGGAGAACCAAGCACTCGATCTACTTGAGAGGCGCGTTGCGCAGAAAGCTATGGGGGAGTTCCTCAAAGCAAATCCAGACAAGATGCCCAAGGGCATGAATGTCGAAACCAAGTACACGGTTACTGTAAGGAGAGCCTGAATGTCTGAAATGACTCTTTTCCAGAACGGCAGTCAACTGCCTGCACACCTGAAGCGTGGTGAACTCAGCGACCTGACCCGGTCGCTCATGGGCACCAGCAGCAAGCGCATCAGCTTGGAAGGCGGTGTCTTCCGCCTCATCGTCGGCGGGCAAGAGGTCGCCAAGAACGAGAACCGCTCGATGAACATCGTGGTCGTTCGTGCTGCCAGTGCGAACTCCCGTGGCTTCTACGCGGAGAAGTACGTCAAGGGTACGAAGTCGCGCCCTGTGTGCTGGTCCGATGATAGTAAGGTTCCGCACCCCAGTGTGAAGGCACCCCAGGCCAGCAGTTGCGACAAGTGCCCGCAGAACATCAAGGGTTCTGGGGACCGTCCTGATTCGCGTGCCTGCCGCTTCCAACGCCGTCTGGCTGTGCTTCTGGAGAACGATCTGGAAGGTGACATCTACGCGATGGCCATCCCCGCTGCATCGATCTTCAGCCAAGGCGAAGGTCGCAAGATGGGCC